TGCACACTTAATTTCAAGGAGAAGCTAATGGCAAATCATGTGTATTTTGACTGCCATATAGACCAAGCAAATGACTCATCTGCTGACGAAATCGGAAAGATTTTTGATGCGGCTGAGTCTTTTCGTATGTGGAAAGGCTATGATGGTAAAGAGCATAAGATGAAAGAGTGGGACGCTGGAAAGCTTTCCATATATCCTGTGCCTTATGACGAAAACGACTGGTATGATTGGGGTTGCCAACATATGGGGGCGAAATGGGTATCAATAGAAGATGTTGATATTCCGCACTTTTTCTCTGGGCATTCCGCTTGGAGTCCTATTATACCATTAGTAGAAAACCTAATGCAGACAGTATATGACCGAACTAGCTTTGATGGCTTAGTAATGAGTCTTAGCTATGAAGATGAATTTAGAAATTTTATAGGAGTAGCTGAGTTTGAAATAGTAGATGGCAGTGTTCAAAGTCATATAAATGAGGTAGAAAGTGATGAATTGTACTCAACCATGTGTGAAGCCTTCGGAAAAGACCAAGATTGGATTGAAGATGAAGATTTTGACTGGGATAACGAGTATGAGATTGTTGAGAGTAATTGTAAACAAGGTGATAAATGGACACCATCAGAGTATGTAGACGAGCTAGTCTATAATTTTAAGCATAGTAAGGAAATAGAATTGCTATGACAGAGTATAAAACTGAAGTAGAAAACCAACGAAGAAAGTTAATTCTTGAAAGTTGGGGTAAACAATGGAACGACATATACATTGAGTATGGCAAGATGCGTGTATCATATAATGATGGTAGTATTGAGCTAGATGGTGAAATAGTTAAAGAGCCAGACTCTCTCGATACACAATGGCGTCATTATGAAATATCAGAGGAGGCTAAAAGACATGGATAATCTAATCAAGCTTCCTCTGTCAGATAAAACAGTAGAAATGCTATACGAAGAACTCACAGAGTGCGATATTGCTATGGAAATGATAATGGAGCAAATGAGTGAGTTAAGTCAAGATATGTTGGAAGTATTAAAACGATATGAACATATAAAGGAGCAAATAAAATGCAGAGAGAAGAACTCAGACTTAACAGAGAAGTAAATCTCGATATAGAGTATTGGCATCGCAATGACTTTTGTGACGCTGATATACTAGATAATATCATTGAAGACCACGGGCTAACAAGAGCAGAAGCAGTGCAAATGCTAGTTAGTTTCAAAACTAAAGTTGGCACACGAGACAACTTGGGGGAGATAATATGAACTATAGCCCAGAGCAGGTTAAGTATATGACCGAAAGATATTTAGAATCGCCTGAACGAGAAACAGTAGAAGACTTAGCGCAAGAAATGGATAAGAGTGTAAAATCTATCATTGGTAAGCTAAGTAGGGAAGGCGTGTATAAAAGAACGATATACACCACAAAATCAGGCGAGAAGCCTATAACTAAACTAGAGTTAGTTGAAATCATAGCGGGGTTGATAAAAGCAAAAAATCTCGAAGGACTCGACAAAACTCCAAAGCACACTTTGAAGGAGATGGTAAAATGCCTAAAGCAGTTGTAGAAATCATAGGAAAAAGTGAGCGATTGAAGGAAGTCGTAGAAAAGCATGGTAAGTATTTTTACCTACTCATGCAGAGAGATGTAGCGGGGTCACCCCATGTCACAGTCGGCGATGACGACATCACATTTACTACGAGTGTAAGAAACATTCGTATTCTCGAAGATGACGACTCCTAGCGGGGTCGTTAACTCTTCCCAAATTCTAGGGATAACGCAGTAAATTATACATAAGGTTAAGCACTTGAAGTGAGGAAAATAACCTTAAAAATAAAAAGAAATTGGAAGAAATTAGACAAAATTAAATGATAAGTGTAGTAATTAGTAGAAAATGTAGTATTTAAGTAGGTTAAGCTTAACTTTCATTAAGCCATGAAGTTGTCATAAGAGTTTATGACTTGAAACTTCGTTTCTATGTTGTCTTCGCTTAAGCATAGATTCTTAGCGATAGCTGCACTCCCATTACCATTCCCGTGCAGCAGTGCTAGAATTATGCTAACCTCAGACAGAGAAAAAATAGATGATTGACTAAGCTAATCATCATACTTATGTATATATTATATCACAACTTTGAGCAGATTGCAAGTATTATTTTTCTCAGGTATAGAATTTGGTTTGCTGTGCAAGCATAGGTGAATGATAATTTATTTTATTTTTCTATGTTGCTTCATAAAATGATTTCTTTCTTCAGGTGTGAAGGATTTACATTGCAGTTCCGCCTGTAATTTTAATTCGTTGCTACGCTTTGATTGCCTTCTTTTCGCGTAGTTGAGTTTCTCTTTTCGTCGCTGTGAAGGTTTAATATACTGTTGGCGTTCTCGAACCTCTTGTATCATTCCACTCGCAGTAACTTTTCTCTTAAACAAGCGAATTGCTTTTTCGAAAGGCATATTTTTACTATAGACTCTCACTTTTCTCCTTGTTCTCGTAATCTTCCCAGTCGTGAGGTGTTCCAGATTTTGGTTTTTTATTCTTCATGGCTCGTTCCCATGCTTGTTTTTGTAATAGCTTTTCAGGCTTATCTGTCATTTGAACCTCCAACCTCGTTTTCGCAAGTAGTAAACTTGCGAGTGAATTTGTGCTTCTGATTTATTCAGTATCTTTGCTATCTCCTCCGTTGGCAACTTACCATAGTTCTGTTTCAAGGAATTTCTTTGATGATTTTGCCAACGGTGTGTAGTCATAAAGAGTTTCATAGTATGCTGTCCATATGCTTGGATTTGCTACCTTGCTCACCTGCTGAACAGTTTACTTTTATTTCCTCTTTTCTTAGTTTAAGATACCATTTTGCGCCACCTTTTCTTGCGTCTTCAAAAGTAGCCCATGTAAACCAAAGTGGTATAATGATGGAAAGGTGAACTATAAGACTCACTAATGAGTTATAGTATCCAAACCAACCACCCCAGTATGCTGCTATAAAGCCGAAGAAAAATGCCCACATGACAAACAATACAGTCATAAAGTATGCCTGTAAAGATGGCTCTGGTATATATTTCAACGGATTATACTTTGCGTTCATGACTGCGTTCCAGCAGTCGTAAATCCATAAAAATGTTTTTTGAATATTTCTCATACAAGTATTATATCAAAAGAATAACCAAATGTCAAGAACTATTTTTAGGAATGTCAAAAATATTACTTGACTTATGGTTAAAATTTGTGTATAATATAACAATGGATATATATTATTTAATAATTTTAATCGCAAGTAACATGTTCACTTACTTTTACACAAAAGAAGTGGTAATAAAGCAGACTATTGACTTTCTAGAACGAACTGGAATGTTAGAATTTGATGACGACACCAAAAATAGTTCTTGACTTTTGCTGTCACTTGTGCTATAATAACTATGAAAACAATGATGTTTTCGCTCGCCATATCGAAAGAGTGGCTCATATTTTAAGGAGAATTAGATATGACAGACGCAATGTTAAGGCATTTTCTTGGGTTTGACCCAGTAATGTTTAAAACCGTTGAGGGAAACTACCCTCGTTATAATTTAATAAAAGAAGAGGCAACTGACAGAGTTTCAGTTGAAATTGCAGTGCCAGGCTTTGATAAAGATGATATTAAAGTTAGTGTTGATGGTAGAAAATTAATCATTAGTGCTAATCCTGGCGATTGGTTAGAAGATGGAGAGGACTATCTTCACAAAGGTTTTTCTAGTAAAGGCTTCAATAAAGAGTTTATTCTAGGAGATTTTATGGAAGTTGATTCCGTAAGACTTCAGAATGGAGTTCTTTCTATTAATGTAGTCAAAGAGATACCTGAAGATAAAAGACCTAAAATCTTCGATATAGACTAATGCAATGCTTCTCCTTCGGGAGAAGCCCTTTTGAGGAAATAATATATGAAGATAAGTCAAGAGGGAATATCCCTAATTAAAAAATTTGAAGGATTTGAAAGTGACGCGTATCAATGTCCAGCAGGAGTTTGGACAATAGGATATGGTCATACAAAAGGAGTCACCGCAGGTGATGTATGGAGTGAAGAACACGCCAGTCACATACTAGAAGTAGAATTAGAAGAATACGAAGAATATATAAATGAGTATGTGGAAGTAAAATTAAACCAAAATCAATTCGATGCTTTGGTAGCATGGGTTTACAACCTAGGGCCAAGCAATCTAAAAAGTTCAACAATGTTAAAAGTTCTAAATGAGGAAGAATGGGAAGAAGTTCCTCGACAAATGAAAAGATGGAATAAAGCAGGAGGCGAAGTTCTTCGTGGATTAGTTCGTAGACGAGAAGCCGAAGCTATGTTATTTCAAGGCAAAGACTGGTATGATGTATAAGTTTTGGCAGTGGTTGAAAAGCCTGTTCATAACCAGATACAGAATTACAGTAAGCTATAATAATGAGTGGGGCGATAGTGATGATAAAGAATTTATATCCAAAAAAGTCATAACTCAGAAAGAAAAACATTTGAAATTTAGAGATAATGATGGAAAATTAATTGAAATCAGGAGTGTACAAGGATTACACTATCGAATTGAGGAGTTATAATGTTAGAAAAGATTATATCAGAAAGATTAGGCTGTGAATTACACCAAGTAAAAGATAATTCACATTTCGTAGACGATTTAGGAGCTGATTCATTAGATACAGTAGAATTAGTACTAGATGTAGAGAAAGAGTATGGAATTCTCATACCTGACGAAGAAGTAGATAAATTAGTAACAGTTGCTTTACTAAAAGAATTTATAGAGGAAAATAAGTAATGTATCAATTTTTATTAGCATTAATAGTAGCATTGGGCGGAAGTACTTATTATCTATGGAATGAAAACCAAACACTAAAGGCAAATAATGCCAAACTAGAATACGCAGTAGAAACACAAGAGGAAACAATAACAAGTTTACAAAATGATTTTGCGTTGCAAGGTAAGAGTTTAATAGATATGCAAAGTAAAAATCAAGAAATAGAAGCAGAGATGAATCGCTACTTAGATATATTTAAAAGACACGATTTAAGTAAGTTAGCAGCTGCAAAGCCAGGGCTTATAGAGCCAAGAGTAAATAAAGCAACTAAGGAAGTATTTAATGGAATTGAACAAGATAGCAGGGATATTGATAGTGCTGATGACGGTATCGAATTGCAGTCTACTCCCAACTAAACAGATTGAGATTAGTGCAAAACCAATAGAAAGAACTATCATACAACCAGTATTGCCCAGAGAAATAGATTTAAAAGAACCTTACTGGTATGTAGTATCAGAAAAGAACATAGATGAGTTTCTCGAAAGGGTAGAAAAGGAGCAAGGAGAAGTAGTCTTTTTTGCAATGAGTGTGCAAGATTATGAACTAATGGCATACAATATGCAAGAGTTAAAAAGATATATTCGTGAGCTCAAGGAGGTAGTAATCTACTACCGTAAGGTAACAGAAAATGGCGGAGATGAGTCAGGACAACAGCCGTAATGAAGTCCAAATAGATTTAGATAAGTATATGAAGTTAGTCGATAAACTCGACGCAGCTGAAGACTTAATCGAAAAAATGAAACAAGAACGAGGCAGGTTAAAGCCTGGTAAGCGAAAGTTTATGGACTTATTCCTAGATGACAATGATATAAACGAAAAAGCAATCATTGGCTTTATATCATTTTTCTTAATGACAGTATTTGGAATATGTGATTTAGTCACAGCATTTTTAGGACAAGACTTAGTTATATCAGATACAATTTACACATCATTTGTGATAGTAACATTGGGAGCATTTGGTATATCAGAAGCAGGAAAAGCTTTTGGCGGTAAGTAAACAATGATTGAGTTTCTAAAGGCTTTATTTTGGAAAAGAAAACTTGAGAAAGCTTCTTCGTGGTTTGAAAAACACGAGTGGGTTCAAGAGAGATTTGAAGAGATTGAAGACTGGTTAGAAGAAGTAGATGAGAAATTAGACCTCATCATAGACCATCTAGAAATAGATGTCGATAAAGAAGGAGAGTAAAATGCTAGAATTTTTTGAATACATAGTGAGATGGCTAATGTT